GAGCCCAGTATCAACTTTGGCGCTCCAGCACGGGCGACATCACAACCTGGGGCTCCAGCGACTATTACAACTTCGACTTCGACATTACAGGCCTGAGCCCACTCGGCAATGCGCTGGCGGTACATACTGATGAGGGCATACACGTCCTGACACCTACGGGCAACGCGACCGTGCCCTATCAGGTGCAGCGCCGGGCCCCCAGCGGCACCGTATCGGGTCGGGGCATCGTCAACCTGCCGTCAGGCCTGCAGCTCTTTCCCAGATTGGATGGGATCTACGCCTGGGATGGTGGGAGCCAGGTGAGCAAGATCTCACAGGCCTTGGATGGCCCCCGCTTTTGGGATTCCATTAACAAGGCCAAGCTGAGCCTGGTGCATGGGCTCTATTACCCGACCGCCAACGAGGTCTGGTTTCATATACCCTACGGGGCTAGCCAGGCGACCAACAACTACGCCATCGTCTACAACACGGTCCTTAATTGCTGGTTTGGGCCGTATACGAACTTTTCGCGGGACGCTTCGGCGCTCATCGATGACGTGCCCCATTCGGGTGGCTTCAATGGCTACGTCTATACGCACGACAAGAACAACAACGACGACTCCTCGTCTATCTCGGCCTCGTTTTCGACGGGTTCGCCCGCGCCGATGGGTGCCGACGTGCGGCTGCGCTGGCTATATGCCCGCCACTTCTTTGATACGCAAAGCTCCAGCTACGACGTACAGGTGAAACAGGTCAGCCCCAAGATCTCTGGTGTCATGCAGACGATCAACATGGGCGAGGCCGCAGCAGCATTAGGGTCGTTCTCTATCGGCACCTCTTTACTGGGTGGAGAGTCGCAGGCGCTGTATGGAGACACCGATTTGACGGGATACGATAATAGCACTCAGCTCGTGTACGCGAACAATGCCAGCGACGAGCCTTTTACCTTTCGGCGCGTCAATTTGCAATACAAACCGCTGGGTCGTTTGCGGCGGCGTAAAATAGTGGGCGTAGAATAATGGCTAACGGCAGCTTCGATTACAAATCCGATCCTCGCCTTAAAAGGGTACGGCAGGGCGCTAAGTATGGGGCATACGACCAGACCGCACTGCAACAAGCGTTGCAGGCACCTGAGTTGGTCGGGACGCCAGGCTACGATTGGGGCCAGGCTTTCGCCCAGGTGGGAGATGTGTATAACCCACAAGGCACCTGGCAAGATTACAACAGGGGCTTGTTGAGTGCGATGCAGGCCGACCCGAATGCCCGTGATCCCGGCTTTGGGGGCATGACGTTTAGTCAATATCAAAGTATGTTTCCCGACCAGGCCGTAGCGTTTACCCGCTCTAAGCCATACCAAGACTTTGAGCAGGCTAAGATGTCTAATCCTTCGCCTGGCAACTGGGCGGGGGTGACGGACCCTGGGGCCGGTGCGGAAGCTGGTGCGGGAGCCGGTGCGGGAAATGGTGCGGAAGCTGGTGCGGGAAATGGTGCGGGAGCCGGTGCGGGAAATGGTGCGGAAGCTGGTGCGGGAAATGGTGCGGGAGCCGGTGCCGGAGCTGGTGCGGGAGCCGGTGCGGGAGCCGGTATAGTGGCCGACCCCAATGCGGGACTCAAGGCCTTTTACCAGGGCGAGTTGGAAAAGGCGCG